ATGTTAAGTCTTTCTACAGCGTTATGGCCGAACCTAGCTGCTGCAAGATCAAGTTAATGGGAACAGCGCACAAAAGACTTCATCACAAGATCAATTGGACTTACGCAGTTCCAAAGATTGTTGACGAAAAGTTCAAGAAAAAAACATGACAAGAGGAAGAAAACCTAAGCCAACTGCTTTGAAGATTGTGACAGATCAGGATCGTGCAAGAAGTCGTGTGCGAAACGAACCTAAGCCTGTCATGGTAATGCCTGACATTCCACAGGCGCCAGATCATCTTGATGAATACGCGCTTGAAGAATGGCAGCACATTTGCGGCGCTTTGTTTCGTTGTGGTGTCTTGACTGAAATAGATGGGCGTGGGTTGGCAATGTATTGTCAGGCCTATGGGCGTTGGCGCAAAGCAGAGGAAGCAATCCAGCAAATGGCAAAAGCGAACCCTGCCAGCGGTGGCTTGATTATAAAAACCAGCAACGGCAACATTATTCAAAACCCTATGGTCGGAACGGCAAATACAGCGATGAGAGACGCTATGAAGTATGCGGCAGAGTATGGGTTGACACCTTCTAGCCGTGTGCGCCTTGGTATTGAGGCTGATAGGGCTCAAGACAATGATCCAACAGCGCAGTATTTCACATGACCCACATCGTCCATCAATATGCAGAACAAGTTTTGGCTGGTGAAATCTCGGCTGGCCCGCACGTTCGCAATCAATGCCGTAGACATCTAGCTGATCTAAAGCGAAAAGACATCTATTTTGATGAAATGGCGGCTGATCGCGCCATTGGATTTTTCCATAATGTCCTGAAACTTAGCGAAGGGCAGTTTGAAGGTGTGCCGTTTCATTTGCACATCAGTCAGGCATTCATCGTTGGATCAATCTTTGGCTGGAAAAAGCCTGATGGCTTTCGCCGCTTTCGTCGCTGCTACATCGAAATGGGAAAAGGTAACGGAAAATCACCGCTTGCTGGTGGCATAGGCCTATATGGTTTGATGGCTGACGGTGAATCTGGTGCGCAGATTTACGCTGCGGCTGCAAAAAAAGACCAAGCTATGATCCTGTTTCAGGATGCCGTGAAGATGGTAAGACAATCGCCAGCCTTGGAAAAGCGCATAACACCATCTGGCGTTAACCCTGTCTGGAACCTTGCTTACATTAGCACTGGATCATTCTTTCGCCCGATCAGCCGTGACAGTGGCAAAAGCGGATCTGGTCCGCGCCCACATTTTGCTTTGTGCGATGAGGTCCATGAACATCCAGATCGCGGCATCATGGAGATGTTGGAACGTGGGTTCAAGTTTCGCAACCAGCCGCTGATGCTAATGATTACTAACAGCGGGAGCGATAGAAACAGCGTTTGCTGGGAAGAACATGCACACGCATGTGCTGTCTCAGCGGGTGATGTAGAAGATGATACTACTTTCCCATACGTTTGCGCGTTAGATGAAGGAGATGACCCATTAAATGATCCGTCTTGCTGGTCAAAGGTGAATCCATTGCTCGGTGTGATCATTAAGGAAAGCTATCTTCAGGGCGTGGTCGATCAAGCAAAAGTCATACCGGCTAAGATGAATGGAATTTTGAGACTGCATTTTTGTGTATGGACCGATGCAGATGCGGCTTGGATCAGTAGAAAAGCATGGGAGGCGTGTGAAGATCCGCTTATGACAATGGATGATTTCTTAGGAAAGCCTTGTTTCATTGGCTTGGACCTTTCCGCAACAAAAGACATTACTGGTGTTGCCTATGTTTTTCCTGACGGTCAAACAGATGATGGGCGACCAAAGTTTGCCTTATTTGCGCGTGGATACACACCCGCAGATACAGTAGATCAGCGCGAACTTATGGATAAAGCACCATATTCGGTTTGGGTTCGCGATGGATGGCTAATTGCGCCAGAAGGCAAGGTTATTCGCTATGACCACATCGCTTATGACATGGTGGATACTGCATCAAAGTTCGACATTCAGGCAGTTTCCTACGACCGATGGCTGATCAAAACCTTTGAAAATGCATTAGACGAAATAGGTGGTGTGTTGCCTTTGATTGAACATCCGCAGGGAACCAATCAAAGAAAAGACACCCCCCTTTGGATGCCGCAATCTGTGAATCAATTTGAAGATTTGATTTTGGAAAATCGCATTAGAATTGAAGTGAACCCTGCTCTTAGATCGGCGGTTGCATCTGCTTGCTTTTGGACATCGCCAGCAGGGTTGCGCCGCTTTGAAAAACAAAGGGCAACAGGTCGTATCGACATGGCTTTGGCTGCGACTATGGCTATTGGTGCTGCAATGGTTGGTGAAGCAACAAAACCGCCAGCATCACCTTGGGATGACCCTTCATTTACACTAGGCGCGTGATGTGATATGTTTTTTGAAACATCCATTATGGATTGGAACAGATGGCACTCTTTGATCGGTTCCGTAAAACGGAAAAACGCAATCTGGAAAACCCAACCGCGCCTGTTTCTGCGAATGATTTCTTGCAAATCATGGGTTGGGGTGACCTTTACGCATCTTCTGGGGTAACTGTAAATGTCGATACAGCACTTGGTGTCCCTGCTGTTTGGGCTGCAGTTAACTTCATTTCTGGCACAATCGCTGGTTTACCACTGCAAGTCTATCGCAAAGCTGCTGATGGTGGGCGTGAAAAGGCTGATATTGGCTTATCGACAATCCTGCACGATGCCATCAACGAAGATATGTCCAGCTTTGAGTGGCGGAAATATTCGTTTGAACAAACGCTAACTGGCGGTAGGGCTGTAACCTACATTGAGCGCAACAACCTTGGCGAGATTGTAAACTTGTATCCGCTTGATCCCACCAAGGTGCGGGTTGAACGGCTGATTGATGGGCGCAAAATCTATCGCGCAAGTTCGCGGGTTTACGAGTCAACCGAAATCCTTGATCTGCCGTTTATGCTCAAGGCAAACCTGACAGATGCGCGTGGGCCAATCTCTCAGAACAAAGATGCCATCGGCATGGCTATCGCAGCCAGCCGCTATGGATCGAAGGCATTCCAATCTGGAGGCATTCCCCCTGCTGTGCTGCAAGGGCCGTTTGCATCTGGTGCGGCTGCTAACCGCGCATCTGAAGATGTAGCTGCAACTACCTTGAAGCTGGCTAAGGAAGGCCGACCGATTATGGCTTTGCCTCTGGGCCATGAACTAAAGACCATCGGCCTATCGCCTGAGAATATGCAGCTTTTGGAATTGCAGCGGTTCAGCATTGAACAGATCGCCCGCATTTACTCTTTGCCGCCTGTATTCCTGCAAGACCTGACGCACGGCACGTTTTCCAATACGGAACAGCAAGATTTGCATTTCGTGAAGCACACTGTGAAGCGTTGGGTGGAACAGTTTGAACAGGAAATGAACCTGAAATTCTTTGGGCGTGGGTCAGACTTTTATGTTGAGTTTAACGTGGACGGCTTGCTGCGCGGTGATCTGAAGTCACGCATGGAAGCCTATGCAGTGTCTATCCAAAACGCCATTAGAACACCTGACGAGATCCGCGCTATTGAAAATCTTCCAGCCAAAGGTGCGACTGATCTGTTGATTCAAGGGGCAACTGTGCCTCTTGGAAGCCAAAAATATGCTGGTGGTGCAAATGGCGGGTAATGTGCTACAATCAAAACATCAAACGGGGTCAGAAATGTCTGAAAAAGAAATCCGTCGTGGTGTTCCTGTCGAAATCCGTGAGGGTGAAGATGGAGAAGTGCGCGTTGCTGGCTATGCCGCAGTGTTTGACGAAGAAACAAACATCGGTGGAATGTTCACCGAAGTCATCATGCGTGGTGCATTTACTAATGCCATCGGTCGGGATGACGTTGTTTTTCTGATTAACCATGAAGGCTTGCCACTAGCCCGCACTCGTTCTGGCACTTTGACCTTGGTTGAAGATGAACGTGGTCTGTATATGGAAGCCATGCTTGATCAGACTGACCCAGATGTTCGCAGCATCGTGCCGAAGATGAAGCGCGGTGATTTGGATAAAATGTCATTTGCATTTCGGCCTGTGCGTCAGAAATGGGATGACAGTTCTAAGATGCCAAAGCGCATGATCCAAGAGGCGCAGTTGTTTGATGTCAGCATCGTTACAACGCCAGCTTACGATGGCACAGAGATTGCTTTGCGGTCGCTGGAAAAGCATCGCGAAGAACAAGTAAAGTCTCAGGCTGTGCGCCGTATGCGCATGAAGGCCAAGGCCGCTGGCATTGATGTTCGCAATGAGTATCTTTTGCCAGAAGTTGAACAGCCTGAGATTGTTTCTGGCAGCATGAACGCAATCAATATGCAAAACGCTGTTGAGAATTGGAACCTTGGGCCAGAAGTTGCATCGTCTGACCCAGCCGCAAACCCTGAATATTGGGCAAAGATGGCTGATGTTTGGAGCATCAACGAGGCAGAAGCTCGTCGCCAACTTTGTGCCAATTGTTCTTATTTTAATAACACTCCAGAAATGATGAAGTCGATGGAGGACATCCCATTGACGCCATTTGACATGGATGGTGGAGGTCGAGGCTGGTGCGAAAAGCTAGATTTCATTTGTCATAACCTACGAGTCTGCCAAGCGTGGGAACGCAAAGACTTTGTAGCGGACGAATAACGGCGGTCTCCCGCTGTTGGCCCAAAACCCCAGCCCTTGGGCAAGGCACATTGTAGGAGGCCATAATGGCTGATCTAAAGACTCTGCGGGAGCAAATGGCGCGTATCGCCACCGAGGCCCGTTCTAAGCTGTCGGAAGCTACCGACAAGACAAACGAAGCCCGCGCCGCTGAAATCGAGCGCGAATTTGACGCCATGATGGTTGAGCATGATCGCCTTGAAGGCGTTGCCAAGCGCATGGAAAAAGTGGACGCTGCTGTTCGTGCCGCACAAGGCATCGACCTGTCGAAGCGTCCTGTTGCAGAGCGCACCTCTGTGGCTGCTGTTGATGACGGCGCGAAGGTTGACTATCGCACTGCGTTCTATGCCATGATCGCCAACGGCGGCGTTGATGGCTTGGATGCAGAACATCGCGCAGTGTTGCAGCGTTCGGAAGTTCGCGCACAGACTGCTGGCACAAACACCGCTGGCGGCTACACTGTTCCTGTTGAATTGGCTTCGTTCATTGAAAAGGCCATGATTGCTTCTGGCCCGATGTATGACTCCAACCTGTTTACTGTCATCAACACCACTGGCGGCAACACGTTCAACATCCCGACTGTTAACGATACGGCTGTGACGGCTGTTGCTCACACCGAAGGTGGCTCTGTCACCGACGATGGCAGCAAGGACGTTACATTCGGTCAGGCTCAGTTGGGCGCATATGCGTTTGACACCGCTTGGGTGCGTTGGTCATACGAACTTGCAAACGACTCGATCTTGAATGTCGAATCGCTGCTGGGTGAACTGTTGGGTGAGCGTCTGGGTCGCATTGCGAACTCCAAGTTGACCACTGGTTCTGGTTCGTCTGATGTCGAAGGTATCGTTACCAACTCGACCTTGGGCAAAACCGCCGCTGCTGTTGCTGCCGTGACTGCGGATGAAATCATTGACCTGATCCACTCCGTTGATCCCGCCTATCGTTCCTCGCCTTCGACCGCCATTATGATGAACGACAGCGTTTTGGCTGCTGTTCGCAAGTTGAAAGATGGTCAGGGCAACTACCTTTGGCAGATGGGCAACTATCAGGCCGCTGTTCCGCAGAACATCTTGGGCTATAACGTGGTTGTGAACCAAGCGATGGCTTCGCAAGCAACTGGCAACAAGATCATGTTGTTCGGCGACATGGCAAAGTTCTATGTGCGTAAAGTCGGCGCACCCACGCTGTTCGTGGCTCGTGAGCGTTTTGCTCCCGATTACGGCATCTTGGGTTATGCCCGCTTCGACGGCGTGTTGGCAAACACCGCTGCTATCAAGCACCTGAAGAACGCCTAACATTAACTGGGCAGGGCTTTGGTCCTGCCCATCACCATAAGGGGGCCATTATGGCTAAAGTTCGTTTGCTTACTTCGATGGCTGGCTTTGATTTTGTTTACGAACAGGGCGCAATTATCGATGTCACCGATGTCGAAGCTGTGCGTTATGTCGAAGCTGGCATTGCTGAAAATGTTGAATCGGCTCCCATTGAACGCGCCGTCAAAAAGGTTGCGGTCGAAAAAGCCGTGAAGGAATAACAAATGTTGGCGCCGCAGTTTTCACTCGTTCGCGTTACAGCACCCGCCACAGCACCAATTTCGCTGGCGGAAGCGAAGGCACAGATGAAGGTTGAAAGCAGCGACGATGACACAATCATCCAGCGTTTAATTGACGCTGCGGTGGCTTTTGTTGATGTGCAAGGTGCGCTGGGCAAGGCCATGATTACGCAGACTTGGGGCCAATGGCTGTCGCCAAATCCAAACACAGTTTATCTGTCACTTGGACCTGTGCAATCTGTGTCTGCCATCAAATATTATGATGTCGATGGCGCATTGCAGACCGCGACTTTGGCTGATTTCAACGTGTTTGGAACACCAAACCGCATTAGTGTTTCGCCTAAATCTGGCAAGGCTTGGCCCGTTACGCAAACGCGAGATGATGCCATCAAGATTGAATATATCATCGGCTATGGGTCAACATCTGCAAGCGTTCCTGAGACTGTGCGCCATGCGCTGATGATGCTGGTGGCGCATTGGTATGATATGCGCGAGACATCGACCGAAAAGCAAATGTATGACTTGCCGTTTGGCTTCACCGATATGATCGGAATTGAACGGAATTCGTTCTATGGCTAAGGCTGGCGCATTCAGCGAACGTGCTACCTTCCAGCGCCTAGATCAGAGCGCCATTGATGCCTATGGCAACGTCTATACGGGATGGTCACAGGTAGGTGTGCGCTGGGCTGACCTTCGTGAGCGCACGGGCCGTGAGGCTATCCAAGGCGGCGCACTGAATGATGTGGCTATGGCAACCATGCGCTGCCGTGCCGACAGCTTCACAGACACTGTTACGGCGGCTGATCGTGTTATCATTCGTGGCTATACTTGGGCCATAAAAAACGTGACTCATATTGATGCTAAAGATGTGGTGGTTGAGTTCCTGCTTGAACGCGGGGTAGCAACATGAAGGTTGATGCTGAAAAACTCATTAAGCAACTTGCATCAATGCCAAAGGCTGTTGAACGCAATCTTGTTAAGTCTATTCGACTGAATACTGAACAGGCTGCAAACATGGCGCGGCGTTTGGTTCCTACAAAGTCTGGCGAACTGCGTGGGTGGATTCATACTGTTTATGAAGCAGATGGCTTAACTGCATCGGTGGAAGCTGCACCCCCAACAAAAGAAGCGCAGACCAAGGCAAATGCTGTGGAATTTGGGCGTCAAAAAGGCAATCGCGGCACAACGGAGGCGCAACCTTACATTCGCTTGGCTCAAAAATTGCAGGGCAAAAAGTTTGGCAAAAGCATTAAGTCTGCTGTTAATCGCGGCATGAAGGAAGCAACTAATGGCTGATGGTTTCGCCCTTGCTCTCCAAAAAGGCTTGCGGGCTAGGCTTGTTGCTGTTGCTGGCGTGACTGCGATTGTTTCTACACGCGTCTATGACGAACCGCCGCAAGCCGTGACATTTCCATATCTGCGGTTTGACCAAATCACGGCAAACGCTTTTGACACAGACAGCACACTTGGATCGGTTGTGGACATCACGATTGAAGCCAACAGCCGCTCCGCATCGGGCCGTGTTGAGGCTGTGCAGAT